ATGGACGGATATTCGTATTTGACGTTCGATCAGCGTCGAGAAATCGAAGCAATGTACGGCGCGGGCGTTAGAGTGGTGGACATTGCCGCAAAGACCGAAAGAAGCGTTGCCGCAATCTATGAAGAGTTGAAGCGCGGGCGCACGGGAGAGCTTGACGCGAACAAGCGTCCGAAATATAGTGCCGAGCTTGCGCAGACGATCGCACAAGAAAATATCAGACGCAGAGGCCGTCGCATGGCGGCGAACGGCAACGGTTGAGAGGAAACGGAGGTTTTGACAATGACAAATTTTGAAAAGCTGACGGCGACAAAACCGGAGCTTGCCCGCTTCCTTCGATCGTTGCCGATTTTAGAAGCACCGTGGGACACGGAATTTCAAAAAAGGTATTGCAACAAATGTCCTTTGCCGGATTGCGACTATTGCCCGCACGAAGAGAAGCGGAACGATCCGGATTGGTGGCTTGGCTTGAAAGCTGAATAACAGCGAAAGGAGCTATTCAAACATGGCTATTCCTTTAGAGTATATCCGGACAGATCGGAACGGAACGGAAATTTATCACGACTGGAATTGCCCGCGGTGCGGAGGCGCGGGGCAAAGCGATAATTGGTGGAGGACGGGAAAAACGTGCTATGAATGCGGAGGCACGGGAAGACGTATCAAGCCCGCTATTGTGAAGAAGTACACGCCGGAACATGAAGCGGTGCTTGCGGAGAAGGCGCACAAACGGTTCTTAAAGCGGCAAGCGGAGGAAAACGCCGCATTTTTCCGGAAGAATGGCTTTGCAGAGGACGGCACGGGCTATGTGTTTACGGGCGACACCTACGATATAAAGGACGAATTGAAAGCCGCGGGCGCACGCTGGAACAATTTTCTTCGTTGGATCGCGCCGCAACCGATCGGAAGTTACCCTTGTTTGAAAGTGGACGCACGGGAGGTTTCCGAATTCGGGGAGGTTTACCACCTTGTTTATGAAAAGTGCATTGCGTTCTGTGAAGCGCACGGAATTTTCGGATATGGAACGGAGGAACGAACATGAAAAACGGAATTCCACGGCTGACGCTAAAAACGGCGCGGGAGCTGGTGCGGCGGGAAATGGGCATTTCGCCCGCTTCCCTTCGGCGGGTGGACTTATGTTCGCCCGAAGCGTGCCTTTACGAAATGACGGCGGGGCGATTTGACGTAAAGGTTATGAACGGTTGGAGCGACGGAAGCCGGAATTTCATTCTTCAAATTTCGTCATGTTCGGGGCCGTCTATTCATCTGTTCTACGATCCGAAGACGCTTGAAGAAGATTTTGTTGCGCTGGGAGAGTATGAACGGGAGATAAAAAAAGAACGTTGCGAGGATTGCGCGCTTGCGCAGGCCGCGCGGGAGGCGAGGCCATGAGCCGAAGACCGAGGCGGCGCGCCCGCCTTTCCCTTCCCTTCGCGTTGCTGGCGGTGGCGATTGTGGGCGTTATCTTCACGTCGGCGGCCATGTCCAACGCCCAGCAGGACGCAGAGCGCAACACGGAGCTTCCGGAAGTCACCGCGCCCGCGGCAACGCCTACGCCGTCCCATTCGCAGGCGGCGGCCACGCCGACACCGACACCAACGCAGACACCGGAGGCCACGCCCGCGCCGTACATACCGGACGAAGCGGACGTTGAAATGCTGGCGCGGGTGCTTTGGGGAGAGGCGCGGGGCGTTCCTTCGGATATGGAAAAAGCGGCGGTTGTGTGGTGCGTTCTGAACCGCGTTGACGCGGAGGGCTGGCCGGACACGGTGGCCGAAGTGATAACGCAACCAAATCAATTCGCGGGGTATTCGCCGGATTATCCGGCCACGGAAGAGCTAAAGGCGATCGCCGCGGACGTTATGACACGCTGGGAGCGGGAGCGGCGGGAAGGCGGCGACGTTGGCCGCGTCCTTCCGGATGAATACTTCTTTTTCACGGGCGACGGTGAACACAACCATTTTCGCACGGAGTACAGCGGCGGCACGTTTTGGGATTGGACGCTTGAAAATCCATACGGCAGTTGACGAAAGGAGCTATTAAAACATGGCAAAACAGGACAAGCAGAGCGGCGACGGCTGGCAGTTTCCGAAGGCACTTGAAATTGTCAAATGCAAGGAGGGCAACAAGGAGTTTATGAAGGAGCGGCCGGCGCGTCGCCCCTTTGGGAATACGGTTCTTGTGTGCGAATACCCGCTTGACCGGATCACGGAGGCAGAGCCGGACGGGAAATTGAAAACGTGGAGGCTGGCAAAGCGCGCCGCCCGCGACTTCTTGCGGGTGTCTTACATGCCTTCGGCCATTGTGACGGCAACAAAGACAGACAAGCCCGTAACCGTCATTCGGGTATACGGCAAATATTGAGGGAGGCGGCGGCCATGTCGAACAAAACAGAGCTTTTACAGAAGATTAAAGCCCTTGCGGATCGTGGCGTTGAAGGCGAACGCGAAAGCGCGCAAGCCATTCTATCCCGCCTTATGGAACAATACGGGATCAGCGAAGCGGAGCTTGAAGAGGATCGCCGCGAAACGGCATGGTTCGCTTATAGTCAAGAAATAGAACGCCGATTGCTGGCGCAAATAATTTACATGGTTACGGGGGCTTCGTCCTATGGGTGCGTGGGAACGTACACCGGACGCAAGCGAAAGAAGCTGGGCGCGGAATGCACCGCCGCGGAGCGAATGGAGATCGAAGCAAATTATGAATTCTTCAAAGCGGCAATGAGTGAAGAGCTTGAAATTTTCTTTTCGGCCTTCGCTTACAAAAACAACCTTTTCCCGCCCGAAGAAAAATGCCCGAAGAAGAAAATAGAAGAGCTGACCGAAGAGGAACGCGCCCACGTTATGAAGGCTGGCTTAATGATGGAGGGCATGGAGCGGCACACGCTACGCAAGGCGATCACCGCGGGCGACACCGCATAATTCAAAGGAGGAATTCACGTGAAAGGAGCTATTCAACAGGACACAACGCGCCGCCCAGCGTTGCAACGCACGTCCAACGCACGGCAACGCCCGCGTGCGTTCGCAGTTGCCGCGAACGCCGCAAAGTATGTGTTGCTGACCGTAGCGGGCATTGCCCTATTCGAGCGGGCGCGCCCTTTCGCCTTCGAGCAACGCGGCTATGAGGCGATCGGCGGCGAAGTCTTCTTGCTGGCATTGCCGCTGGTATGGTTCGGCATTGAAAGTATGATCCGCGACATGGTGACTATGGCGCGGGAGCTTTGGAGGGGAGGCGGCCACGAATGAAGATCGGGAAGGCGTGTGCAATCTTTATGCAGATCGACAGCGACAAATACACCGTTGAGGAAAAAGGAACGGCGATCTATGAGGTTTTGCAAATGCCAACGCACAACGGGATTACAAAAGGCAATATGCTTTCCGTTATAAACTTCCTGCTTCGGCTGGCTTTCGACGTTCCGGAGAAGCCCGCGAAGGTATGCGCGGGCGGGTGCGTCCGGAGTTACGCCGATCCGTCAAAGCATTGCGACGGGTGCGAATTCGGGAAGGAGGCGGGAGAAGATGATTAAGACGCACGTTGCTTCACGGTTTGAATTGCGATCGCTGGACGGTATACGGGACGCTTCCGACGTGATTTTGCAGGCCGAACAGACCGGAAGCACCTTCACCGGATCGAACAAAGCCGTTTACCTTTGCGAAGTGGTGCGATCTTGCGATTACAGCAGAACAACCACCGCGGACAAGCTGGCCGCGGAGATCGAGCGGGTGAACGCTGACAACCGCGCATTGCGGAAGAAGGTTGAACGGCTTGAAAAAGCCTTGCAGAAAGAGAGGGCGAAGAATGAATAGCGCATTGTTGAGTTCTAAAAAATTAGATTGGTGTACGCCGCAAGACTTCTTCGACGCGCTCAATGAAGAATTCTGCTTCAAGCTGGACGCGGCGGCCACGGACAAAACCGCGAAATGCCCGCTTTACTTCACGCCGGAAACGGACGGGCTTAAATCCTCTTGGAAGGTTGCGGGGGGGGTACGGTGTTTTGCAATCCCCCGTATGGGCGCGAAATTGGCAAGTGGGTTCAAAAGGCATACGAAGAGGCGCAGGGAGGAACGCCGATCGTGCTTCTTATTCCGGCGCGGACGGATACAAGTTATTTCCACGATTACATATACGGAAAAGCGGAAATCCGATTTATCCGCGGGCGGCTTCGCTTCACGGACGACGACGGGAACGCCGCCGATCCCGCGCCCTTCCCTTCTATGCTGGTGATATATAACGGGACGGATCGGCGTTCATAGGTGAAAGGAGTACAAAGGCATGAAATACAGGGTTTGCGATCGGTGCGGGTGTCATATTGACTACGGCGAAACATGCGATTGCGAGAAGGAGCGGGACGCGGAAACCGAAGAGGCCGCCGCGGGCGGCAAGGAGGAAGAACCGCGTGCAAAAGCTGGTTGACGGCGATCCGCGTTGCCCGCATTGCGCACACGCCGCATATTGTGGCGGCCACGCTGGGGACTATTGCCCGAATTTTCAAAATCGGAAGCAGGCGGCGCGGATCGCTGAACGCATGGAGCGGGAACGCTGGGCGCGTTACCGAGAAAACGAAGGGAGAACAAAGTAATATGGTAGACAAGTACGAAAAGGTGCGTCAAGAGTATCTTAATATATGCGAAGGACACAACGGTGAACCGTGCGACGGCGATCCGTCCGTAGGGATTTTCCCTTGCCCGTTCTATGGGTACGATCGCGGTTGCTTGTTAGAGGGCGAAGAATATAAAACCGCGCCGTTTGGTTTCAATCGCCTTGCAAAAGAGGTTCACGAAAACGCCGTTGCGCATGGCTGGTGGGAAGAGGAACGCGGATTGCCGGAAGTGCTTATGCTTTGCGTTTCGGAGCTTGCGGAGGCATTGGAGGAATACCGCAACGGGCGGCCAACGCTCTATTATCCCTGCAACGCTGGCGGCGTGTGTTGCGAAGAAGACGGAAGCGCACATTGCGGAAGCCGCCCGTACAATCCAAACAATCCAGAAGCCCCGTGTTCCGCGCAGAGCAAGAAACCGGAAGGCGTAGCGGTTGAATTGGCTGATTGCGTGATCCGCATTCTGGACTATTGCGGACACGCGGGGATTGATCTTGAAGAGGCGATCCGAATTAAGCACGAATACAACAAATCCCGCCCTTATCGCCACGGCGGGAAGAAGTGTTAAGTGGGCAGGCCGCCGCCGTGAAGCCCGTGTTGAAATATGCTGGCGCAAAATGGAGGCTTGCAGACTGGATCGGCGGGCTTCTACCGCCACATGAAATATACCTTGAACCGTTCTTCGGTTCGGGCGCGGTGTTTTTCAGAAAAGCCCCCGCACGGCTTGAAACCATAAACGATATTGACGGAAACGTTGTAAATCTATTCCGTGTATTGAGGGAACAGACGGAACAGCTGGCGGCATTGGTAGAATTGACACCGTGGGCGCGTGATGAATATTACGCTTCTTATGAAAAGAGTGGGAATGACCTTGAAGACGCGCGCCGCTTCCTTGTGCGGTGTTGGCAGGCTTTCGGAACAATGACGGCGGCGCGCACGGGATGGCGGCATAGCGCAACGGGGCGTTCGCCCGTTATGCCGCAACAATGGAACGGACTTCCGGACAGGCTGGCGGCGGCGGCAATCCGATTAAAGGACGCGCAAATAGAGAACATGGACGCGGTACAGCTGATAAAGAAATACAACGATCCGCGTTGCCTTATTTACGCCGATCCACCGTACACGCCGGAAACGCGCAGAAAGAACATATACGCCGAGGAAATGACCGTCGAACAGCACGTGCAGATGTTGGAGGCGTTGAAGGCACATGGCGGTTCGGTGGTTTTGAGCGGGTACGAAAACGAGCTTTACAACGACATGTTGCAAGGGTGGCGGCGGGTTGAAAAACATGCCCTTGCAGAGCGGGGACAAACGCGAACCGAAATTGTTTGGATCAAAGACGGCAACAGCTGTTTATTTTGAAAGGAGCTATTCAAATGGAAAAGACAATGAAAACGGGCAAGGTTGGGACGCTGGGAGCGGAAAGCCGCTTTACCTACGGAGGCGTGGAGTGGGTGGCGTTGGAGAGCCGCCCGAACATGGTTCTTGCGCTGGCCGCCGACGTGCTGAAAGACGGCGAAGGCAACACGCGCTACATGCCCTTTGACGAAGACAACAAAAACGACTTTGCCGCGGCTTCCGTTCGGGCATTTCTGAACGGGGACTTTCTGGAAGAGCTGGCCGCGGCGGGAGCGGACAAAGACGCATTCGTGCCGATCGTCCTTGATCTTACTTCTGACGATGGGTTAGACGACTACGGCACGGACACCGTGAAGATCGGGCTTATTACGGATCAAATGTATCGCCGCTTTCGCGGGATCATTCCGAACGCGTCTGATTGGTGGTGGACGTGTACGCCGTTTTCTACCGCACGCAACGGCTATTCGTACTACGTGCGCCGTGTCAATTCTTCGGGCGCGTTG